GTTGCGTAAGTATATTATGGCTTCGTTCGCTAACGCTATTGCATGCGACCCCATGCGGGCTCAGCGCATGCTACTCCTCATGGGCGTGGGTGCTAGTGGTAAGTCGACATTGATTGACGCAGTAGTGTCAACCATCGGTAGTCGAAACGCCTGCCGGGTAGATGACCTACGTAACCTCACAAAAGATGACAGCCGATACCGCATCGACCTTGCTAAAAACATCCTGTGTATCTGCGGTGATGCTTCGGGCAACATCGGGAACAAGGATGTCCTAAAGCAAATCATCTCGAAAGAAGAGATTAGCGGCCGGAGGCTGTACAAAGAGATTGAGTACTTCTATCCTCGCGCTAGCCTACTCGTCGCCTCTAACGAGATTGGCTTTACTCACGCTTTAGGTGATTCAGGCATTAGTCGTCGTATCGACATCATTCAGTTTAACAACCCAGTGGCAGAGAAGGACCGCGACCCTTTTATAGGGGAGAAGCTAGCGGCACCGGCTGAGCAGCGGGAGATGATACTGGACATGATTGACGCTATCATAGAGATGCAGAACAGCCACGGCAAGATGGTTCGCCCTGACTCCTTGGCTAAGGCGCTTACCGACCTGATGTACGACGGGGACTCGTTCCTTGCGTTCATGGGTTGGTGTGGTCTCGAGGCTGATGGCGAGACGGCGGAGGACGAGAGTACGGAGTGGCTGCATCAATCAGCTTTGCGAGATGCCTACAACCGCTTCAGCGGCGAGTACGGGAACGCCACATTAGGCATGAAAGGGCTCAAGGGCAAGTGCCGTGTGCACGGCTGCTCTATGAGGTCTGCAAGCGGCCGTTCGCACAACTTTAAGTTTAAGGTTGTCGACAACGACTTGTTTAGTAAAAACTTTTATCTAAGAGCAGAATGAAACTAGAACAACGATACCACAACGCGAGGCTTTTGTCGTTGAGTGAAGTGTGGCAACTAGCAAGCGACCTGAAGGCTGAGTGCGCAGAAGCCAACTACCCTCACAACAACCTAGCTGCTTGGTACCTTCGAAACAAGTGCTACCTTCCATTCTCTCTTATCGCGGAGCTGTGCGACTACTCTAGTAGCGACAAGGCTTCACGTGCAGTAAAAGACGTTATGGATTCTAGCAGTCCCGTATGCATGAGCGAAGAGTATAGGGACATAATAGAGCTTTTTGATTGTCTCTCGTCGGAGTTCTATGGGTTGGGAGGTAATACGCTGTTGGAGCGAAGCCCTACGGAGTTTCAAACTTGCATGCTACTTGAGGCATCTGAGTTCGTAGGATACAAAGATAACCGACGAAACGGTCAATGGTTCGAACCTACCCCCAAACACTCCTCCCTCGCCACCTACATGGAGATAAAGAGGATGGAGGATATGGGGTGTAGCTGTGAGGACATACTGTCTAATTTCACCTTTAAATCAAACAAATGAGTTTATATTCAGTTTTCATGGAGCGCATCCTCGAGCTGTTCGCCGAGGGTAAGTCCAAGGCGGAGATAGCTAGGATTCTAAAAAAGGAATACGAGCTACCTCAGTCAGAAGAAACCCTTCGACGGGGAATATCGAATCAGCTCAGTTCTCTGCCAGAAGAGACGGACCAGTCTGCCATTGAGGCCTTCGCGAAAAAGCACGGAATCAATGTCAAAGACATATCCTCTTATTGGCTAAAGGACGACAGCGGTATAAGTGTTAACGTAAAAGCCAATAAAAATGAAACCACTTGGGAAGAGGTACGGGAAGAGATGCTTACTACTCTTGCATCTTATCGTCCGAACTTCGAGTATATACAGTATGATAAGTGCGTGGATGGCCACTGCTTGGTCATTGACCCTGCGGACGTTCACATCGGTAAGCTCGCAGATTCATTCGAGACCGGTAGCGACTATGATTCACAGACTGCGGTTAAGCGCGTTAAGGAAGGTATTCGCGGAATCTTGCAAAAGGCAAGCGGATTCGAAATAGAGCAGATTGTCTTTGTGGGAGGTAACGACATACTCCATATTGACAGTCCACAGCGCAAGACGACTTCTGGCACACCGCAAGATACCGACGGTATGTGGTTCCGCAACTTCAAGATAGCGCAGAAGCTGTACATCGACCTCATCGGCAGCCTGCTCAAGATGGCTCCTGTTCACTTCGTATTCAACCCTTCGAATCACGACTACACGCACGGATTCTTCTTGTCCGACATGATTTGCAACTACTTCGAAAACCACAAAGGGTTTACTCGTGACGCAGACTTGAAGCACAGAAAGTACTACGTGTATGGAAACAACCTCATCGGAACCACGCACGGTGACGGCGCAAAGAATCAGGACCTGCCGCTCCTAATGGCTACAGAGGCCCCGCAAGAGTGGGCACGCACGAAGCACCGCTACATCTACACGCACCACGTGCACCACAAGATGAGCAAGGACTTTCAAGGCGTCACGCTAGAGAGCTTGCGGTCGCCTAGTGGTACCGACTCGTGGCACCACAGAAACGGATACCAACATGCCCCCAAGGCCGTGGAGGGCTTTATTCACCATCCCGTGCACGGCCAAGTTGCACGGATAACACACAACTTTTAAGATGATAGAATTTAAGTGTAAGGAATGCGACCACTTACAGACAAGGACAGATACCACTATAAAAATCATAGATGGAGAAATGCGAATGACTGGAGATACCTGCGAGAAGTGCGGAGGAAGATGCGAACACGCAAATCCAAAGAAGGGCGTGCCCGGCATGTCATTCACCGACTCAGGGACCGGTAAAAAAAGGGTTTTATGAACAAGTATGTTGCAGTACTATTGAGCGCACTGCTGCTTGAGATTGGCTCTACCATGTACATCAATGCAGTGGCCAACAAGGCGTTGGGAGCTGTTATGTTCTGGGCTTTCGTAGGTCCTTTCATAGCGCTCCCATTTGCAGGGCTAGTAGCCGACGAGAAAACATGGTCAGGTCGTGTGCGCATTGCACTTGCGTCTGCGGTAGGTTACCTCTTGGGCGCTCTTCTATCTATGAATGTTATATTGTAATCTTAATCAATAGAAACCAAACGAAATGGAAACACAAACTAAAACACCTTGGGGAGAGGTTGGGTACCCCGTATACAAGCGAACGTACTCGCGCCCAACAGAGAATGGAAAAACAGAGGAGTGGCCCGACACCGTGGAGCGAGTTATCGACGCATGTCGCGACCAGCTGAACGTAGGATTCACTCAGTTCGAGGAAGGGGAATTGCGAAAGATTATGCTTGGCCTAAAGGGTACTGTCGCTGGGCGCTTTTTGTGGCAACTCGGCACAAAGACGGTTGACAAGCTTGGCCTGCCCTCGCTTCAGAACTGCGCGTTTGTCGTGGTTGACGACCCTATTCGACCCTTCACTTGGGCATTCGAGATGCTTATGCTGGGTTCGGGCGTAGGGTTTAACATTCAGCGAGAGAACGTATACCAGCTCCCCAAGGTCAAGGCTCGGGTCAACGTTGAGCGCCATGACAAAAACGACGCCGACTTCATCGTACCCGATAGTCGTGAAGGATGGGTTGAACTGCTCAGGAAGACCTTAGAAGCCTCGTTCGTGACCGGGGAAGGGTTTACCTATGCTGCGCACATGATACGCTCCAAGGGCTCTCCTATTAAAGGATTCGGAGGTACGGCTTCTGGCCCCGACGACTTGGTGTGGGGCATCGGTGAGATTAATAACATCCTGAACAATCGTGCGGGTCAGCGCCTTAGTTCCGTAGATTGTTTGGACATCATGAACATTATCGGAAAGGTAGTTGTGGCAGGCAATGTCCGACGCTCTGCACAGATTGCCCTTGGCGACTACGACGACATCGAGTACCTGCGTGCCAAGCGATGGGACTTGGGCAACGTGCCAAACTGGCGAGCCATGTCCAACAACTCAGTCATCTGCGAAGACACGTCTCTGCTTCCTGAAGAGTTCTGGGAAGGATATAAGGGTAACGGTGAGCCGTATGGCCTAATCAACCTCGAGTCGTCTCGACGCATGGGCCGAACCGGTGAGACCGAGTATCCCGACCCAGACGTGCAGGGATACAACCCGTGTGCAGAACAATCTTTAGCGAACTTCGAGACGTGTTGCTTGGCTGAGGTTTACCTACCAAACATTGAGTCCGACTATGAGTTGCGGCAGGTGCTAAAGTTTTTGTACCGCATCAACAAGCATAGCCTTGCTATCAAGTGCGCCATCAAAGAGACCGAGGACATCGTCCACAAAAACATGCGCATGGGAATCGGCGTGACCGGCTACTTGCAAGCGAGCGAGAAGCAGCGGTCGTGGCTCGACGGTGCGTACGAATACATTCGAAACTATGACACAGAATACTCTAAACTACACGGATTCCCAGCATCTATTAAACTTACAACAGTCAAGCCATCTGGAACGCTTAGTCTACTTGCTGGCGTTACATCAGGGGCTCACCCAGCGTACAGCCAGTACTACATTCGACGAATCCGAATGTCGTCTGATAGCAGCTTGGCCGCTACCGCCCGGAAGCAGGGGTACCCTGTGGAGTACGTGCTGAACTTCGACGGGACGGAAGACAAGTCCACTGTAGTGGTTAGCTTCCCTTGCAAAGTTCCTGAAGGCACCAAGCTCGCCAAAGACATGACCGCCGTGGACCAGTTAGAAGTTATCAAGCGACTGCAGAAGGAGTGGTCGGACAACTCGGTGTCTGTCACTATCTACTACCGCAAGCACGAGCTCGACGACATCAAGCAGTGGCTCGAGGACAACTATCACGACGTGAAGTCTGTTTCGTTCTTGTTGCATAACGACCACGGATTCGCCCAAGCTCCCATGGAGGAGATTGACGAAAAAACCTACAAGCAGATGGCTGCCAAGGTCACTCCAATCGAAAGCCTCGAGGCGCTAGCACTTGAGGACGTCGAGGTTGAAGACTGCGACACAGGTGCTTGCCCTGTACGATGAAGCACTTAGGACAGTGCTGGGTATCTAGGCTCTACCACCTAGGGACCCTTTAAACGACAAAACCCCCTACCGCGCCACAAGGGTGCAGTAGGGGGTTTCTTTTTTCACCTCAAAAACCAACCACGGTTAAAGTTTAGTTTTCTCGTAGCTTCTTCCGGCGAAGTAAGCTCCAAAGGCGGTCAGTGATAAAACTTCTAGCAAGGATATGTAGTCTTCCTTTACGTCGAAGTTTAGGCTCTCGGTCGAATCCACTATCACTAGGACCAAGTAGAGGCTCAGTAGCGTGATTAGCGACATGGGTCGCACCATTCGCGTCAGCCTGCTGCCGGACTGGTTGTCCGACACCCAGCGGGTGGTTATGGCTTCTTGAGCTATACGCTCGGCCTCAAGCATGCTTTTGTAGTATTCGGGGTCAGTCTTTTGTTCCTCAGACAGGAGGTTCTTGATTAGCCCAAGCGCCCCCTCGTCTGGCAGTGCGTCTTTAAAGACGTCAAATACGTTCGGTGCCTTTTCCTTTAGCCACGCACCGATTCGCGTTTCCTTTATTGTCTTCTCCATCTAACCATTCTTTTACATCAAAACTTGGACAAGCCTTGGTTACTCCCGGCAAGTCCCTGTGTCCACACACATACCTTATATCTGGATACATGCGCATTAGTCGGTTCACAAGTCTGTACAGCGAGTCTTTTTGAGCCTCGGTCCTGTTGTCTTCTGGCTCCATGTCGCTATTCACTCCACCCACGTAGCAGACGCCTATACTGGACTTGTTGTACCCGTATGCGTGACTACCTGTCTTGTGAACATCTCTCCCTTCCTGCACGGTTCCGTTTCTAAGTATCACGAAGTGATACCCTACGTCTGTCCATCCTCGTTCATTTACGTGCCACCCTCGAATGGTGTTCACGCCTATGTCCATGGTAGGTGGTGTCGCCGAGCAGTGTATAACTATCCTGTCTACGAACCTCACGTCATGCCAGATTTTGCGAGCAAGATTTTGAGCTCCTGCACCGCGTCCATAAGTAAATCGAGTTTCTTATCCATAGACTCTTCTTTCTTTTCTAGATTTATGATTCTAGACTTGAGCACCATGACTTGTTGGTTAATCTTGACCCAAGCCCCTATTCCTCCCCCAAGTAGGAGGATGAACTCTAAAATCATTCCTGTTGTAACCTCACTCATCTCTAAATATTTCTATAAGTTTGTCGCCGTTTTCACTAGCTGTAGTCCATGGTCTTTCGTTCCACTCGTCCAGCAGTACACGTGTGCAGACCGCAATTTGGTCTTTCTGTGCGTCGTTGCTTTGATTGTCGAGGTGCATGAGTAGCGTTTGCTCGCCTATCACCCGCAGAAATTCATTGATTAGTGGTAGTGTGTCTTGCTGAATCATCCGTAGTAAATTGTGCTGTTTCGGGCTGAAATGTAAAACACCCCGTAATCTGTTTCCTCGCCGCTGAACGCCCCGGTGCTGCTACCCATGAGTTTGAAGTATAACGTTTGCTGGTTGCCGTCAAACCGGACTTTGATGCTTTTTATCTCAGGCGCCGTGGCATACGTGCCAGTCTCCCACTGAATTTGCCACCAGTTATTGGCAGCCGAAGCCCCAAGCAGCCATGCCATCGTACCAGTCGTATTGCTGTCACAAGCCTTATACGCATCGTAACTGCTGCTGTAGAGGTGACCTTGGCTTACCACGATTCCAGTTTCCGACGTGTTGCTGGTGAGGTTCGTAGTTGGGTATGCCGTGCCCGTGCCTCCCGCACCAGTGCAGAAACGAATGTCGTCGATGGCTGTTCGTAGTGTGGTGGGGCTGCCGGTGCTGGTTACGGATTGAAGCCGCACGTAGTGGTCCTGCACGTAACTAATGTCGAAAGTCGCCGTTGCGGCGCTGCTTTGCACGTAGTCACCAAATTCTTGCGCCTTGACCGAAACAGTTCTCGTTCCTGTAGCCGCATTGGTGTCTGCAAACGACAGATTGGCGCTCAAACTATCCGCGCCGCTGTCGAGGGTGTGATTCACATCGGCATCGGCCACAGTAGTTGTTGCCCCGGCGGTCACAATGCATTCGTAGTTTGGATTGGTGTAACCGCTGTGGTTGGTTACTTCAACGGATACGTTTCCAAATACGCCACCCGACAACGAAATAGTTGGGGTCGTGGTAGCAGTGCCACCACCCCCTCCACTTTGCGTAGTATAGAAGCCGTCAACGTTGTCAATGTTCGCAGTGCTTACTCCTGATATTTCTCCCATGATTAATCGATTTGTACCCAGTCTTTTGACGGGTCGAAATAACACATAACTTCGCCACCAACAAGGGTGCCGACAAAATAACCAACTACCCTCGAGTAGTGCGTGGCTGTTGTTGGCGCCGTGGCACTAAAAGACCCACTAGCCCCAAGCCACAGCGGGGAACCTGCGGAGGCTCCAGATATACTGTTTCCAGCATCGACCATGCCTTGGAGTACACACACCCCGTTCCCGTTATGGAACCCCAACATTTTCTTCGTGTTAGCATTTGACGCATCAGCCAGAGCGTCTCCCATGATGTCAACAATCTTGTTGCTGGCAACAGAAACGCTGCTGTTCATTGTGATGTTTTGTTCTGAGACCAATTCGTCCTCCTCATACGGCGGTGCGACAAAGTCGGTGTACTCTAATGCAGTGCCTCCTGAGTTAACCTTGAGCACCTGACCTGCTGTACCCATTGTGCCAGCTACATCCGATAAGTCCCCGATACCTGCTGCGCTACCTGTTGTAGAATCATAGATTTTACGAATGGCAAAGTGCAAATAGTTCTCAGCGTACGCTATTTCAAATCGACCTGAACCTGACACGCGTTGCAGGTAAAACTGTGGATTTACCACATCACCCGCTGACAGCTCAACTACACACGCACCGCCTGTGCCATCGTACTGATTCGCTAGCAGTTCATTTGTCATACGACTTGTCAAAACCGCACCGTTAGTGCCGTTGACTTGTAGCGCAGTCAAATACTTAAAGGTTGAGGTACTGTTGGCTTGGTCTTTACCGGCAACAAATGCGTTGAACTCGTAATACCCGTCAGACGGCACAACGTATTGCTTGCTTGCGTTGACGTTTGAACCTTCATCCAAATCGACATTGACGTAGGCGGACATTGATGACCACGCTATCCATCCTCCCGTTTGGCTAGGTGGGTTATAGAAATTTGCAGTATTGACAGCCGCAGAACCCTTCCATAAAGCTTGCTCTGCTGGTAACGCATCAATCACAGCGCCTGCGCCACCTCCGCCGCCTCCTGTTCCGTTAGATGCCGCTGTAATACGCCCCTGTGCGTCGACCGTAATATTCGCGTTGGTGTAGCTACCTGCGGTTACTGCGGTGTTGTCAAGGTTGATAATAACGTTGCCCGTGCTCGGACTGGCTGTTAGCCCCGTTCCTCCCGTTACATCATCCACGGTGTTTACCTCTGCACCTGCCGCAATGCCTGCTAATTTACTGATGTCGCCTGCGGTCGTGAACTTGTTTGTAGTAGCTGCGTCGCTGATGTCGTCCGCGTCTAATACTACTGCTCCGGTCTGCGTGTTGACTGAATCAACTGCGTTTACTTCTGCGCCTGCGGAAATGCCGGCCAACTTGCTACGCTCGGCAGTTGTGATAATGGCACCGCTTCCCGCATTCGTTACATCTGTAAGGTCGGTCACACTTGCTGCAGCAATCCTTGCGTCTGCATCTGAGTCGGTATAAAGGTCCCCTGTTGTAGCCAATGTACCGTTAGAGGACGGAAGTGTTACAACAGTGTCTGCCGTTGCTGTGTTGCGAACGGTAGCAAAGTTATTTGTTGCGCTTTCTAAACGAAGACGGGCCCCGTCTTTCACGTCTACCAAAGCATTATTTGCCGTTGTTGTCCCATTAACTTCTACAGCTGTAAACGAAGTCTCTGCGCCTGCAGCCCCAGCGGCTACAATCAAGTCTATTTCGCCGGGAGAAGTTTCGGTCAACTTTACCTCGGTGACGCCCGTCTTCAACTTTGCCGTTGTCCCGGTCAACTCCATTTGCGAGTTAGTATTTGAGCCATCTGTCAAAGTTGTGCTTGTACCTTCCTTCAGAAGGCCATAAACGGTGCTCAGCTTGCCCGAGCTAACCCACGAACTGCCGCTGTACTCTAGGACATCGCCACCCGAGGGTCCTGAAGCGTTGACATCTGTGAGGTCGTTCATGGCAGCCGCACCGCTAACGGTGCCCGGCTCCCAATTACCACTAGTCCCGTTATATACCAAAGCCTCGCCATCGGCGACACCTGTGGTGTCTACGTCGCTAAGCACACTAATTGCCTGTCCTGCGACAGCCGCTGTGTCCTCCACGTATGATATAACGAAGTTTGTGCCCGTTCGCGAAGTGCGGACGTAGAGCACGTCGTTTGCTTCCAGAGCAACGGGAGCCGTGAGGAGCTCCGTTGGCGTGGTGGTAGTGATGGCTTTGAGCGAGAGTTCTATAATACTGCCCGTAGCCTTCTTTACCAGCACCTCTACGGTAGCCGAACCACCAGAGTCCGTGCCCACTACAGAAGCAACGACCGTGTTAGCCGCTGCCGCTGTCAGCACAGGCGTGCTAGTGGAGCCAGCTACGTTTTCTCGAACTATGAGTTTGTACTGAGTTGCCATTAGAATCTTTTAATAAATATGGGGAATATGTCCCCGAACAAGCCCGTACCACCGCCGCCGCCCCCTAGGTCGGCATCAGTGATTGGATTAGTAGTTTGAACTTTGTCTATTTTATCTTGAATCTCGGTGATGGAAACCTGCCCAGTCATGCCCGAAGCGTCGAAGTGCTCGGTCACGTCCTCGACTAAGGTCACCTTCCCGGATAGGAAAGCGTCGTAGTCCCCCGAGGGGTTGGTGCCGTTGCCACCCTGTCCGCCCAGAGGCCCGCGAGTAGGTCGCCCCTCATCTTGGTCGGCCGTGGTGCCCGAGATGTTATCCTCTGCAGTGCTCGGCGCCTTGGACATCTCCAAACGCTGTTCTCCATCGAGCATGGTGTAAGTCACCGAGTCCATTGCGAATATCTCCGTGTTCGAGTTCAGCTTGTTTGTGATGAGTCGACTGTAAGGGAACACGATGTCGTTGGTCTCGCCGTAGTTGCCGAACAACGTAGCGTTCACTCGCTCCCGCATTCTCCCTCTGGCCTGCATGTAGGCCCTGCACACGCCACGAGCGTAGGTGTTGTCCAACACTGTGTCGTCATACGACTGCTGTATTTTCGTGTTCGACGTGAGTGAGTTGAAGTTGGCGTAGTTGCTAACCCTGTAGCGACCAAACGTGCTACCACCGCCAGTGACGAACGCAGCGCCGATACGCGAGCCGGGCAGGTTCTTAATCTCATAGCCCTTGGGTGTGTCCGGTAGGAACACCGCTGTGCTGTCGTATGCGTTGGAACCGTCGCCCGTCTGCACCACGATGCCCGAGTGCTTGAACTGGAGCATGCCCGGGATTTCGCTCCCGAGGTCGTTGGTGTCAGAGAAACTGATTGACGTCCTGTATATAACTCCTTGCTCTGTGCCCGGCTCAAGCAGGTTGCCGTTAACGTCGTACAGCAAGTTAGGCCCACCCGTGGATTCGTACCCGATAAGGTGCGCCTCCTTGACTGACATCTCCGTCAGTGTTGATAGGGACGGTGGCGTGTCGTACACCCGGTCGTGACGCCACACGAAGTTCCTGTAGCTGTCGTTGATGAGCGTTTGGTCGAGGTGGAGCTGGTTGTCTGAACCCGACACCAGTTTGGTTGCTGGTGGAGCGTAGAACTGCAAGTTGGGGTAGTCCGTCTGCAACATCTGCACAGAGGTCCCGGTCTCCATGACCTCGTCGTTGTATCCGATTGGGATGTCGAGCCACGCATTTTCGTAGTTGTCATCAGTGTCTGGCACCCACTCGTGCTCGCCCTGCCAGTACTTTGGGTAGTAGGTGACCAAGGGGCTGCCACTTCCATCGAACGTGGTGTAGATACTAACCCCGGCATACACTGGCGTGCCAGAGGTCGAGGCGCTAGTGTACTTTAGTGTCCGCACGGGGCGCGAGAGACGATACGTCGTGACGCCGTTGCTCATCTCAACCCGTTGCCGAAGCACGACCGCGTAGCCGTAGTCTAGGGAGGCAGGGCCACCAAAGATTGCACTTGCTGGATTGTAGATGGCGTCGCCCGCTATGTTGATGCGAACCTGTCCTCCGTTACCAGACGGGGCAAGGGCCAGCGCCTGCTCAGTGAAATCACCGAGAAAGTAGAAGCCAGCGAAGTTCCCGTTCTGCGCATCGCAGTCTGGGAAGTTGGTGGTCATCAGTGTTGTGACTGGGTTGAACGCGTTGTTGCTGTCTGCGCGTAGCTTGAGGATGTGTTGGCCTTCTGGGTATGTGAAGCCTTCCGCCTCGGCGTATATAACGTCCGAACCAGCGTTCTCATGCTTCTGGGTGGCCCCACGGTAGGGGAACTGTCCGCGACGCACCGCACCGCGCTTAAACTTATTGCCAGCAGCGGTGAGGTAAGCTGTGGAGCCTGTCTCGCTGTACGCGCCTTTTAGGAACACGCCGTTAGACTGGTCCACTTTAGAGGACTCTAGCAACCCCCCAGAGGTAACTAGATACTGGATGGTGGTCTCAGAGGCTACGTTGTTCTGCACCCGGTTCTTAGCGTAGTCCCACACGTTGAAGCACCCTTCGCCGAAGCAGATGCTCGCACCGATAGACGTCATGATGTCCTCTACGATGTCACGGCATGAAGTGAATTGAGCCTCGTTGTATTTGGCTACGTTCTTAAACTTAGAGCCATACGTCTGGTCCCGCTGAGGGATGCTGTAGAACATCTGCTGCTTCATGTGCAGATAGTCGAACACCCCATGGTCGTTGCCACTCAGGTCGGTGTATAGAAACAAGCCGTCACTCTTTGTGGGCTTCATAAGCTCCCACTCCTTGAGGAAGACGGCGCCCGTGGTCGCATATAACGAGTAGTAAGGGAGCTTTTTCAGGATATTGTGCAGGACCTCTATAACACTAACCTCTCCACTGTAGTGGTCTCCGTTGTCGTCAACAAAGTTGAAACCGCTGAGCATTCCGAGTCCGTCCGAAGCCCTGAGTGACATGGTGATGAACCCGTCTTCGATTACCTCGGTGGTCTCCTCAGCATGAACCATGCCGGCCCACCATGGCGCCCCTCCTTTGCGGATGAGGACACAAAGGTTGAACTCTGTGTTGTTTGCGTACAGGGTAGGCATGATGGCAGAACGCACAGTCTCGTTGGCGATGACTGTGAAGTCACACACGGAGCCAACCACGGGGGTGTAGTCCCCCGAGGTGGCGTCCCAGCCAATTTGAAAGCCGTCAGCAGCCAGCTCGACCGTGTGGTCCAAGTTGGCAGCTACACTCTCCATATCCCAGAGCTCGAGGGTGAAGGTGTCGCCCGCCGAGTTCAAGTAGTCAGTGTTAATTAATCGTCTAGCCATAAACTCTGTAGTTTGCGTTAATGCCGCGTTGTGTTGCAAATACCAATTGGTTCCCTGATACAGCACCGCCCAAGTTGAGGTTTCGGTTGTTGATACCCACATTGCCGTTTGGCCCCGCGAAATCATTAAACCCGAGACCGTTAAATACGAAGCCCTCCAAGTTGCCGCCCGTGCTGGAGAGAACTCCGTTGGCCAGACTTGCGAGGACCCCTGTGCCTCCAGCGAGTACCTTGAGAATACCAAATGTTATGATGAGCGCGATGAGCTTGCGGATAACCGCTTCGATTGCGCTTACTAAGTTGTCTTTAAAGGACTCTGCGAGGGTCTTTGTCCCTGTCGCAACGTCCATGATGAAGTTTGAGAAAGCCGACCCTATGTCTTGAACAACCTGAAGGAAGCGTGCGCCCCACTCCTTGACCACGTTGTCGAGGAAGTAGAACCGGTCTTGGATTTCCTTGACCTCTTCGTCAGTGAACCCCAGTACCTCGTCGAGGGGTTCGTCCTCGATAAGGTCGGTCCAGCTCAGGTCGATTCTGTCAATCTTATCCGAGGCCTCATTGAGGTAGTTCTCCCAGCGGTTGCCGATAGCAGCCAGCTCGGACGGCGTGAGCGCGTCTTCCAGCATTTCTAGCCAGAACTTCTGAGCCTGCTCCTGAGCGAAGCGCTCGTCGAAGGGTTCGAACTCGAAGTCGGCATCTACAACGCCGTAACCCAAATCTCTGGTGTCTGGGTCTCGGTTCTCAAGCAGCTCCTTCACCCATGGCGGCTCCTGCGGGAAGTCCACGGGTTGTTGGTTCCAGATTTCCTGATAGTCCTCGGCGCGTCCGATGAGGCGGTCTATTTCTCTGTTCTGGCCAGCGAGTATCTCCCGATGCTTCTCGAGTGCCTCGGCGGTCTTGATTGTGAGTTCCGTCTCCTTCAAGCCCTGTCGCTCGGCCGCAATCCTGTATGATGCCAGCGCTTGCTCGAGGTTGTTGATTTTGACGAGCGTTGCAGCCCGGCGTTTGAGGTACTTCTCAGCCTCCTTTCGGTCCTCGTCAGACACGTTGGCCTTGTCGAGTGCTGCACTTGACACCCCGATGTCACTGTCTTGCGCAGTGTACTTGGCGATGTTGTCCGTCGCCTCCTTCACGCGCTCGGCAGCAGCCTCAGCGTCGTATGCCGTGGCAGCAAGTCCGAGGCCGATGGCTGCGATAGCTGTCAGTGCTGCACCGATTGGCGTGGTTGCGATAGCTAGGCCCAGCGTCTTAACAGCGAGCGTTACAGCGCCTATCCCGAGTGCGATGGGACCAAGTACTGCGAGGAAGCTTAAAAGTCCAACTACGAGCTTCTTAATGGGCGCAGGAAGGTCTGACGCCTTCTTGATGAGGTCGGTTATTAGTGCGAGGAGATTCTTTAGCCCGCCCATGACGTCGTCACCGATAGACAGTGAAAACTCCTTCGCGGCAGATTGAACCTTCTTGAGAGACGCGAACAACGAGTCGTCCATGACGTCCGCAACGTTCTGCAGGAAGCCCTCAGAATTTTGAAGAGTTTCGAGGAGCAGTCCGAACTCAATGTTCAGGCCAGCCAATGCGGCCTTGGGACCACCGCCGCGCAGACCGAACTTCTCGAGCTCTGCACGGTAGCCCTGTGTCTCGTCGAGCAATACGGCGAGGGACTCCTGAGCGGTCAAGCCATCCTTCGCGAGCTCCGCCAAAATACGACGAAGTGCAGTACCGCCACGCGAGGCATCAAAGCCACGGTCAGCCAAGAGGCCGATGAGGGCGGTTGTCTCGTCCAAGCGGAAGCCAGCAGCCGCCGCCTCCGAACCTACGTAGTTCAACGAGTTGCGGAGCTTCTCTGCGTCGACAGCACTGTTTGCCGCAGCGGCAGCGAACAAGTCTGTCACGTATGCAGCCTGTTGCCCAGCGTCTCCAATCTCAGACAGCGACCCACTGAAACGGTTGAGCGTCTGCACGACGAACTCACCCGACTCGGCTAGTCCTGTATCTAGGGCCTGAGAGAAGTTGAGTATGGAGGTCTGGATAGCCTCAATCTCGGTTGTGCTTTTACCTAGCTTCTTGAGAGACAGCTGGAGCTCCGAAATTTCGGTCGCAGTGAAGATGGTGGATTCACCGAGTTCACGCGCCGACTTGGATAGTGACTCGAATATTTCTGTTTGTCCAGAGAGAGCCGCAATTTTCCTTTGGGCTAAGTCGAAGCTCTGTACCGTGTCGATGACACTCTTGGCAGCAAGGGCCAACGGCAGCGTGAGTGCACCCGAGAGGTCGCGCCCGAGGCGGAACATGGACTGGCCAAAGTTCTTGGACTTATTAGCAGCCTTGTCCATGCTTGCCTGAAACTGCGACGAGTCTAGCAGGAGCTTTGTTGTGACTGTATTTTGAGCCATTAGAATTTACTAAATTTATCGAGCAGGTTAGCGCGAGTCTTCTTAGTGACTGGTTCGCTCTCCTGTTCGTACGGATGGAACTGAGCTGATGTGTACTTCTTTCCTTTCGCAGCCTTGCTCTGCGCGTACATAGCCATGAGGGATGATGTATGGTTCCAGTGAGCTCGGTCGAGTTCACGGTCTCGGCACATCAGGGACGAGGCTTCGGCCATCGTGTAGCCCCAGAAGGCTTCGGGAAGGATACCACGACGCAGAGCTGCGTGGTACAACTTCTGCATCGTGATAGGTTCCCTGTTTTCTTCTTCGTCCCTTACTTCTTTCCCTCCTCTTCGCCGGTAGACATGGCGTGAGTGATAGCCTCGGCGACGTTCTCAAACTCCTCGCTATCTACGAGGGTCGCGATGAACTGTTCCTTCTTCGCACCGAACTTCTTGTCGTTCTGGATGCAGTGGTTGAGGATGGAGTAGTAGGCGATAGACGGTACGGCAGTGAGCGGGTCGGCTTGAATCCACTTGTCAAAGTTCTCGAGGACGATTCCCTCACCCTTGAGGCAGATTCGGATGGCGTTCATAGTGAACAGCGCCTTGTGTGTTTTTCCCTTGTAAGTTACTTCGAACTCACCGCGAAAGGTGTTAGCAGTATTTTTCATAATGTAGTGGTTGTTGTGTGTGAAAAAAAAGGGGGAGCACGATGACTCCCCCTCTCAGATTATCCTATGGATTAGGCTCCTTTGTACAGGTCTCCGTAGCCCTTGAGGGATGCAGAGTAAGTTGCCAAGTCATCAACTCCGCCAGTAGCAGACACAGACTCGAGCAAGCATTGGCCAACGTAGAAAGCTTCGTTAGCACCTGAGTTAGTGTCGGTAGTGAACTTGGCCATTACAAACTGCTGGTCACGAGCAGCATCAATTAAAGTAATAGCAGACCCCGAACCGGTAGTCAGGTCCAACAAACCATCCACAGAGAAGTTCCAGCTAAATGCGCCAGAAGCAATGTAGTTGGTAGAACCACCTGTGCCGTTACGTGCGGCAACCTCGTTGATGGTAGATGAAGCGTCGAGCGTAGAGCTAGTAGTTGCAGACAATAAAGTCAATTCGTTAGTCGCGTCAGTAGAGTCGGTGGCGCCAGAGGCGACCTTACCGATAGCGTTAAAGGTTCCGTCAGACTGGACAGACAGATAGTAGTCGCCCTGAGCGAGTCCAGCGGGTGCTCCGCCGGTCGTCACGAAGCTTGCCTCAACCTTGACGGTCAAAGGGCTTGTTACGTTTCCGTTAAGGGCGTAGATGCCCATAGCGTTACTTGAGACAGTAGACATAATTATGTTATTTTAAAATGTTATCTAAATGATTTCATCCGCATTTGCTTAATGACTTTTTCGATGCCAGCTTTAGCACGGGCAGCTACCTTGCCATTCTCGGCGCGGAATATCCGATAGAACGGCACCTTCTTTACTTTTCGAATTTGCCTTGCGGGTGAGGCAAAGAAGTGGGCGAGCCACCCATTTGTCTTCCCCTTCGTTTTGGGACCAACGCGGCGTCCATAGACGTACCGCCTCTTCCCTTTTATTTTAGTGTTGCCGAATGGATTTTGAAGTCGACCCTTATCTTTCTCAAGCCAGTCATACATCTTGCCGTTGTTAATGGCGTTCTGCCATGGCTTAACGGCCTTCTGAAGCTCTCTGTCTAACATCTTTTCGGCCTCCTTTCCAGCCATGTTTTGCTGGAACCTCCTCATGTTCCAAGTGAGCCGCTCGAGCTGCTTGGCGTCAAAGGTAATCTTGTTCTGTTTGCCGAATGTATTAGCCATTACCCGAAGCCTTGAATGTATGTTGCGCCTGTAGGCGATTCGTTCGATTGGTCGTCTCTCAACTCAGCACGCACAACGTATGCTTGGTTGCGGCCTACAATCTGGATAGAGTAGATTTCGAACCAGCCTCCGTTAAATTGGATGCGGTCGTTGAATCGCAAGTTCGGGAAAAACCTGAACATGAACTCAATCTTCATCTTACCCGTGCGCTGTCCGTTCAAGTCCTCCTCGGACGAACCCGCAGAAGGCGAACCGACGTAGCCGACGGACGCCCAAGTAGTTCGCATGGGAGAGTAGCCCTTGATGAGCTGGCCTGTGCCCGCGTCAATAGACTCGTTGCACTGCTGGACCGTAATCTTGTGAGTAAGGTCCCCGGCGCGGAAGTGTCGTTTCCTTACCGCCATATCAGTACTGTCTTACAGAGTTGAGGAGACGGTGAACGCCTTCCTTTACTTCATTGGTAACGGCACCCAAGGTCTCAGCCTCGCGGTGCATATCATAGTGACCCACTAAGAGTAACATGGCTTGACGATACTGAGCAGGAAGGTCCCGCATGTTGTCCCCACCTTCGAACTGCACTTTGAACACGTTGTAGCCACGCTCGTTCAGGTCGTCAGGCTTTCCAGCCCCCGTCCAGTCAATTGTGATTGGGTACGTGTCCGTCATGTTGTACACCTTGGTGAAGTCAACCCCAATATTTTCCGCCGCCAAGCTAATCCATTGGTCTTGGTTGTTTAGGTAGAGGATGGATTCATTCACAACGTTCCAACTCCCAGTGACGCCGCGCAAGTAATGCACCTTGTCAATGTCAGACTCGTCCATGTAGACGTCTACCGTCGCCAAGATAGGGTCGGGTATTTCGGTCAACGAACCAGCCTGATTGGGGTCTTCGTGAAATGCTGCCGGGGTTGACGAGCAGAACACTCGGTTAGTGATTGCCTCCATGTAGTCGCAGGCAGACCCAACGTATGAACGGATGAGTGCTTCTGCTTCGTTCGTTGCGTATCGCAAGTGGTCTCGCACTGTGCTCAACGGAACTAAATCCTCTGCGTAGTAGTTATGTTGTTTTATAATCTTCATTGCGTTGGGACATTAGAAGTGGAGTAGGGTTTCGAACCCTCCGCTGGATACTGCCATGCGCTGCGCCTACGCCTCCACTTGGGGGAAAATAGGGGAGCACAATCGCTCCCCCTTTTCTATATAGCCAATTACAATCCAGTCATACGAGCGAATCCACCCTTCTGCAAGAACTTAACATCCTTGTACTCGTTGGCGATGATTCGAACGACGCCCTTAGCTGCGTCAGTGTATGGGTCCACGATGAGGTTCATTCCGCCCCATCCGGCTGTCACGAGCTGGTTTTTGTCAAACATGAACAAGTCACCTGCAGACGTGTCGTTTCCTGCGCCACCAACCTGAGATGCAATCACAGTGTTGTACCCTAGAATGCTAGAGCGAGCGTCGTTTGGAGAGCCCGCGTACACCAATCCGCTACCAGCGTCCAAGCTCAAGGTGCGAGCCTTGCGGTACGCCTGTGGGTCGCAGAGTGCTACGATGTCTTCCAAGGACACGTCGTTACCGAGCAAAGTCTCCTCGAGGTCGAGGGGAGATGTAGAGCCAGCTGTGTAAGCGGTGCTGTTTGCCGCCAATACCGCGTCGTCAATCTCGTCAATGATGGCATCGTTGAACTGCTTGTCCAATGCGCGGCGAATGTCCATCTTGATGAACGCCTCCATGTCATCACCAGACTGAGCCAACATCTGCTGAGTCACACCTACGTGTGCAGCATAACGAGTTGGGCTCAGAGTTACGGCTGCGAACGCTGGCAAGGCTTCGGTACGAGCAACACCTTCGTCCGTTGCGGCAGCTGCTGTCAATGTGCTCTGAACTTGCATCTGAACGTCTCCGTTGAGATTAGAGAGATTTCGAACGCCCAATCGAGTAGCGATGTCGTTTGGAGCGTAGTTCTCTACAATCCCTTGGTCATCTTTCCCAATCGCGCCGCCGAAAGCTGTCGAGCCGTTAGCTGGAGAGCTTGTACCCAATGAACGAACGAGCATTTCAGGGAGGTTTACACCGCCCGCAACAGAGATACCTGCGTTGCGCATTTCGTTAGCACCCTCTTGAGACATTTCTGCCTCGAGGCCTGTGAGCTGGCCTTTTGCGGCCTCCTTAATAAATTTGCCAAAGTTGAAGTCCTTGGCAGCACGAGCCTCTGCTTGGTTGCCGAGGCCCTGAATCACCGCTGGAGCGGTATTACCTGAATCTTTCATATTTAAATTGTTGGTTTTACGAGCCTCGGGCTCATCTTCTTTATCTTCGTCTTTCTCCTCTTTTTCATCTTCTTTGGGAGGGCGAGGAGCGTCCTCCGTCATAAGTTTTTCTTCCTTGTCGTCCTCCTCTTCTTCAGACTTCTCTTCTTCCTCTTCCATCTTCTCCTCTTCGTCCTTGTAGTGGCCGGGTCGCTCTTCTGGCTTTTCCTCCTTGTCCTCTTCCATCTTCATTTCCTCCTCCTCTTCTTCGAGCTTTCGGAGTTCATCCTCAACTTCTAGGTCCATTGCGGCCTCAAGTGAGCGCAAACCAACCTCGGTGGTGGGGTAGGCGCCCTGAGTAGTGGGTGAGACGTCAAACAAGGTCTCTACTTCGTTGATGGTTCGGAGGTGCACACCGTTGTCTCGACGCTCCCAAGAGTCGTCTCCAACGGTAAATCCAAACGAACTAGTCGACACGTTGCCGGTTCGAATGTTTTCAGCCAAGTCCTTGGCGTATGACTGGTCTCCCAGTTCGAATCGGTACTTGAGGCCAACTTCGTCGACCTGCAGGTGTAGACCCTTGCCGGCACGGGCGAGCGGCTGGTTCCAGTCGTGATTGAAGAGAGCTACCGTGTTGGTCATGTCCGCCTTATCAAAGGCCCCACGAGCAACTCGCTCGGCAAACTTTCCACCAATCACCGTTTCGTCTTCGAATCGAGCTGCGTATCCTTCGACAATAGTTTTGCCGTCTTTTTTACGAACCTCAAAATCCGAAGATAGAAACCTTTTTTCTTGGTTATCCATTTCTTTTGTTTTGTGATTTATTTCGATGATAGTTTATGACCCTTGGGGAAAAGGTCGGTATCGTGTTTTCCACTGCGGAACTTCTCGTTCTTTAAGGCGTACAGGTAAGAGTTCACTCTGGCAAAGGCCCACTGCTGAGATGACTTGACGCTCGGCCTGACCGACTCGGGGTTGGTTTTGTAAGCCCCTATGCCTCTGTTGTAAACTGTTTGAAGAGTGGATTGACTGGTCTTCTTATACGAAGCGTCAACCGATTTGTTGTGGTCCTCTGCCTTCTTTTTCAACGTCGGGCCCACGCCGCTCTCTTCTGCGCGACTCTCTTTTTCCGCCTTGTTTATCGTGCTCTCGCACCACCCCTTCATGCTGTCTCCACCCCAAGCCGCGTACATAATTGAGCCGCAGATGTCCTTCCCTTTGTCGTCCGTAAACTTTCCTTGGTCGTAGGTCTTAGCCCTTGAAAGGAATGAGTAAGTCCTTTTCACTGTTGACAGGTCGAGACTAGCGCCGCTAGACAACTGCCGAGCACGAGTCCAGCCCACGCTGGTCCCGCAGCTCGTACCATTTTCTTCCTTATGTTTAAGTGCTGCTTTAGCTCGGTTACGAGCAGCCTTGGGGTACCCTCCGTACTTAGCCATTACGCTAAGTTTTTCCAAGTGATAGAACTGATTGCTGTAGCTGAGTTCGTCGCGTGGTAGCCAAGTCCGTATTGGTACCAAGCCTTTCCCAACCGGAAGCTTGTAGCCCCTGTTGCGGCGTCTGCTCGAGCAGTATCGTTAGCCCCTCCTACAGCCATAGCTGTCTTCAAGTCGTCTGCTTGGTCGCTCGTCATGTTGGGGAATGCCGCCAATAAGGAAGCCTTTACGTCGTCTGCAGTCGGAACCGTGGTGTCGGTGTGCACGTAGTAGACAGGGTTTGAAATCTCTCGAACAGTGCCTGCTGTGGCGTTTGACGCAGTGGCCAGCTCACCTGAATCTGATGTTCGGACATTTCTAAATCCAAAAGCGTATTTTGCCATTATTCTTCGTTTTTATTTGTTTTTGTTTTTGTTGTCAATCCCTTCGCTTTCTTCATTATCCGCTCCGCCAACTCTATTTGGCTTTTCACTGCTGCTTGGTGACGAGACGCTAGACGAGTAGTCAGCCATCTTCGATAGCGGAATTTGATTGAGTTGAATGTGATGCTCAGAACCACCATCAACAGGCCCCAGCCCTTCACGAGCTCTGACCTCATTGATACTGAAGACCCCGTCTTGCAGCATGGAATGATAATACTGTGCTCTGGACGTGGAGTCGGCGCGTAGAAGGGAGTCGACGTCGAATCGGCATGAAAGCGACTTGTCGTTTCGTAGCAGCTTTCGCTCAACTTCGAGTTCGATTCTTCGCACCCAAGGCAGAATTGTGCCTTGGAAAAATTGCAACACTTGTTGTTCATAGTTACTGTAAGCGGTATTGCCGTCCATACCAATCATGGCTGGAGGGACTGAGTAAAATCTGGCTATCTCCTCCGTCGAGTACTTTTTTGACTCAAGGAATTGAAGCTGGTCCAAGGGGACCGATAGTGGTTGATAATTGAAGCCTCCACCTAGGATTGCAACTTTGTGGGCGTTTCCGCTACCCATGTATTCTTGCTTCCATTGGTCAGAGGCTTGCTGCATCTGCTCCAAGCTCAGCGGCTCTTTTGTCGTCAGAATTCCTCCCAACATCCCTCCATTTTCAAAGAAGGTCGCGCCGAAATTTTGAACAGATTTGGCGGTCTTTAGGTTTTGTAACTGCACCTTGGTCGGCGAGTCGCCCCGGAAAGCCTTAATTTCTAAAATGCTCTCTGCGGGCACGGGCCCGGGAGCGCCGTGATAGCTGTAGAACTTTCGTCCAGTATCTTTGTCGATTTTGTAGTCGATTTCTGTAGCTGGAATCCAGTACATCTCGTTTCCGTCGGGCGTGATAAGGGCGTGACCCTGACCATATAGCAAGGCGTCGCTGACAACCATTTGCCAGAACTCGTAAGCACCCATGTAAGGATTAGGTTCCACACCTAACAGGTAGGAAGATGGATGGTCCTTAACAACCTCCGAGGAGCCGTCAACTTGCCGGCGCTCAACAGAGACGCCCATGCTGGCTATGGTATCAGATATTTTGCTCACACAGGCGTATACTGCCGCTAGCTGTAAGCTGTCCGAACCCTGAACTAGCGGAGTGTTCGTCCCTGCGTACACAGAGCCCAGCCAGCCGTTCGCTGATGTAGCGTATGTCGGGATTCGGAACTTCCTGCGCTCCCCAAACCCAAACAATCGTTGAAGTATGTTTTTTCTCTGTGCCATATATATAGTATAGTTAAACTA